GCGGAGATGCCTGCGCTGCGAGTGACGCATCAATGGCAGGATCGATTGGAATTGCATGAGCGCCTGCTGGACCCACCGAAGAAGTTTGATTGGTGGGCCTGGCGGTGGTGGCTCGTCGCAGCTGTGGCGGCCTTTTGGGCGTTGGGGTTCATGGAGATCGTGGGCCACATCATCGAGGCCGTCGGGCATTACGCTCCCGTGCCCGCTTTTGTGCGGTGGTTGTGGAGCCAGTACCGGCCGATGCTGGCATCATCGGCCGGCGACTATGGTCCTGTCACGCTCGCCGCCTGTTGGCTGGCGTCGATGCAGGGCCATCTGTTTCGTTGGACCGATAGGTGGGTGCGGCATCACGGTCCGACGTTTGTAGCCAATGCGTGGGTGAAATTCGGCGAGTATCGGTTGCGGCGCATTAAGCATGAACCGAAAACTCGCTTTCGACCGGCGGATCGTCACCGTGTCGAGAAGCCCCACCTCGCTATTATTGGCCCAGCCCACACTGGCTATCCATGCGCGGCCCCGAATAGGGACGCCGACGCGGAGAACCAGGCGCTAGTGGGGCGGGTCCTGGCTGCGCCGGCCAATCTAGCCGAGCCAGCCGAGGAGGAGAAGTATCGAGCATGGGTGTGGGCAAACCGGGAGCGGCTGTTTCCTGGAATGCGTGACTCCGTGCGGCCGATGCCCTTCCACAAGTGGCTGTCGAGGTATCCTCCAGCTTACCAGGTCCGGATGCGGGCCGCGTACCGGGCGACAGCCGGTGCGTATTTGGAACATTCCTCCTATGCCACTCGACTGCTGGTGAAGCTTGAAGTCGGGGGGCCTCTGGGAGATGATGGTGAATACGGATCCGATCCGCGGGCGATACTCAGCTCCACTGACGAGCTGAACGCCTCACTCGGTCCGTACACCGTGGCGTTGTCCGAGGCCATTAAGTTGGTTTGGGACGGGGAGGGCGGACGGCCGCTCTACGCCACGGGTAGGAGTGTTAGCGAGATGAGCAGGTGGATCGGCGACCATGTGGACGCGGGACACGGCTACCTCGAGTACGACGCGAGTCGTTACGATAGCACCATCACCATGTCAGACCAGCACCTAGAGTGCGCGTTGTTCGTTTGGATGCTCCAACCGGAGTACAAGGCCACGTTCGCCCGATTGTATCGCGCGTGCATGGTCACAAGCGGCACTTCGCGCCTGGGCGCTGTGTTTAGTGTCGCCGGGCCGCGCGCAAGCGGCCGGCCTCACACTTCCCTCGCAAACACCGTGCAGAACGGTTGCGAGAAGACCTATCTGCTCAACCCCGATTTCCGCCCAGACACGGGCTGTATGGTGTTCGGTGACGATTCATTAATCGCCGGCCCAGGACTGACGGTTAAAGCAGCGTGGTATGAACGAGCCGTCGCGAAGCTCGGCAAAC